GAAACCTGGTAAAGATCCTGAAAGCATTTTATTTGTAGGTATTTGATTTGCTTTTCTTAAATCAACATTAACATCAAATATTCTTTGTGCATCTTGTCTAATTACATCGTTTTTATCTACGACTCCCGGTTCTTTATAACCTTGTCTTGGTGTATCTAACCCTGATGTAATACCAGTTCCTGTAGAACCACCTCTTCTAAACATTGGTCTTCTTAATGTTCTATTCATTAGTTCCTTCCTAAATATAATCCAGCAAGTGTTGAACCAATACCAAGAGCAGATTGTAATGGTGTTGGGTTAGGAACATTTGTTGAAACTGTTTGACCAGGATAACCACCCATGATTCCTGCAACCCTACCTGCATATCTATCTAATTCTTCTTGTGGTTGGAAAGCTGCTTGTCTTGTAGCTTCTCTTGTTGCATCAAGTCCTGCTTGTGTTTGTGCTTGGTTGATTGCGCCCAATGAACCTAAACGTGAAATATCTACTCCTTGCAATTGTTGTTGCTGTGCACCTAACTGTGCTTGTTGTGTTCCAAGCCCTGATCTAAATTGTCCTAAACCTTGTGTTGCTTGAGCAAGAGATCCTCTTTGTCCAGCAAAAGCTGCTTGTTGTCCAGCTAACCCTGCTTGTGCTGTTCCTAAGTTAAATTGATTAGCAATGTCTTGTTGTCTTGCACCTTGTGCTTGCTGAAAACCTTGTTGCAAGAGACCGGCTTGTAATAATGCTCGTTCTCTCGCTGCCCCTGTGCCAAACTCAGCGAGTTGCACTCCCGCTCGACCACTGCCAAGCGCACCCAAAGCGGTTTGTTGATCTCTTATCTGTTGTTCTTGTATAGATTTATTACGATCAAATTCTGCTAACGATGCATCAATCACTTGTGATTGATAAGGGGACATGAATTGTCCGACGTCTTGTTGAAAAGCTTGTGCTCCTAATGGAACACCACCTAATGTTGTTCCTGCAGTTCCTAATGAAGTCCCTGCTCCAGTAAGTTCAGATCCCGCTGTTCCTAATTGTCCAAGAGCCGTGGTTCCTAATCCGCTAGCAAGTTGTGCTTGTGTTTGTGCTTGATTTAAAAATGGTTGAAAAGATCCTACACCTTGTGTAGCTATGTTTTGTGCTTGTGTTTGTAATGCATCTTGACCTGCTACTTGTGGTGCAAGTCCTGCTAAATTTTGTTTTCTTACGTCAAATGCTCTTGCAGCATCTTGTCTTGCTTTAAATCCTTCTGGAGTCTCGCCTGACATTTGTGACAGACTTCCAATCCCACCTGTTACAATAGGTATACCTGATGAAGCTACAACTTGTGTTGCTAAATCTTTTCCTATATCTTCTATAAAAGGTGCGGGTCTGTTTATTTGAGTTTCTGTAGCCATTAAATAACTTCCTCTAATCTTTGTGATGTTTTAAACATTTCTCTAGCGCCATCTAATCCTTGCGATTCTTCAGATACTTCACCTCCGGATTCGAGATTTTTCATCATGTTATACATGACTTCTGCGCCTTTGTCTATATCTCCCTCACCTGCGTTTCTAACAGCGTCAGCTGTAAAGACAAACTCATTCTTTGATAATCTTGCAGGCACATCGTCTGCTTTTTCCATTCGACCGATTGGCACGAACCCACCATCTTCTCTTAAATCCATTTCTTGACCATCCATATCAATCAATGGCATAGTCTCTTTTGCAACAGGTTCTTTAGATCCTTCTGCATAAGCAGTTCTCATTAAACCACCATTTGCTGCAAATTTAAATTTACTACCACCCGTGCTAGCTGATAAAAAGTCAAAAGGTCTATTTCTAATTTCAGCCAATGGTGCAGGTAAACTTGGACCAAGATCTATTGGTTCATCTTCTTCTTCTTGTTGACCCATTAATAATGGTGCTGCTGTTAAACCTGCTGCAAGTGCAAATTTCCCTTTTCCTGTTAAACCACCTTTTAACATTTCCGCAAAAGTTCCACCTGATTTATTAAATAAAAATGGAGCTGCTTTAGTTTTTAAAAATTCACCAAGGCCACCACTCATAAGTGCATTACCACCAAAATATAATAACGCAGCTTTACCTACTGGTGACTTTACAATCTTCTTAACAGCTCTAGTTGCTTTTTTAACTAGCTTACCAAAAAAATACATTTGTCTTCCTGTTTCAAGGTCCATGATTCCACCTTCGTAAGGCATTCCACCTTCAGCAAGACCAGCACGTCCACCATCAGCAAGACCTGTAGAATCATATATAGAACCACCAAACAATGGAGCAAGGCCACCTAAGTTACGTTGCGCCTCTATAGTCTCATCAGCTTTATCCCCTATAAAACAATACGCAGGTGGGTTGGGTCCTTTACATGGATCTTGTTCTACAGGATTATCATCTCCATCTATAACTTTTGTTTTGTTTCTATTTAAATAATCTTCATAACCTTCTCCTAAAACATCATCAACTCCAGGATTTCCTAATTTTGAAACATTATCAACTTCTCCAAATTCAGTCATTGGATTTGTAGCTAACATACTTGGAGGAACAGATAACATAGTGCTATCTAATTCTGTTGGTTTAGCAATTATATCCATACCTGATGGACCAAGTTGTTGCATAATATCTAAGTATTCTTGCCTTTCTTCTGGATCAGTTAAATCTAAACTTCTTATATAATTTTGTCTTTGTTTTGCATTATTTATTCTTGTAAGTTTTGAATTATTTACTTTATCTAAATATGAAAAAGGACCTGTCTGACTAACAGTTCTTTTAATTTTATTAAGCTTAGTTTCTTTTGGTTTTTTAATTGGTACTGTTGGACCTGTAAAAGGATTATCATCTCTAACTTTCCCTCTGTTAGGTCCTGCTCCAACCGTGCCTGGAGATATATTAGTTCCTTTATCTTTAGAATCTTGTTCAGCTCCTTTAAAAAATCCACGTCTACCATCAGGGTTCACAACTCCACCCTTGATATATAATTCTCTTGCTATTTGTGCTCTAGTTATTGCCATCGTACCATTCTATTTTGTTTCACCAAATAAATCAAGACTTGGCATTACAACATTTACATCTTGAGCCATGTCGTTTTCTTTATAACCTTTAGCTTCCCAGTCTTTTCTTTCCTTAAAAAGCTGTCCAGTTTCCTTGTGTCTATACGTTGTTTCTACTTTTGCTGGTTTTAATACTTGCATTATATTGTTACCTCTTTCTTAATATTTAAATAGCTAATAGCTACATCAAATGAATCTGAGCTGCTTGACAATACTGTGAAAGCATTACCTCCTTCTACTATCAAAGGTTGAGTCAATAATTCTGTTGTAACATTAGCAGTTAATGCTGCTGATTTAATTGCTGTAATACTATTGTTTGTAACTGTAACTGTTGGTGTGCCTGCAGATGTAACTAAAATAGATTTAATGACATAAGTTTCACTAACCAAAGGATTACCAGAACCAAAAGGACTTAATGCAGCTCCACTTGTACTATTATCTACACCTACAAATTTAAATTGATTTGCCATTAGTTTATAAAGAAGTTAAACGCTTCTACTTCATCCTTTAAATCTTCTTGGTATGTTGAATTTAATTTTTCTACAATAGCATCTAAATCTCTAACTTGAGATTCAGCTACTTGTAAATTATATTCTGCTTCAGGTCTAGTGATTACTTGTACTATTTTTGCCATTATCGTCTTCCATCTGGTTGTGTATCTAATCTAAAAGTTCCTAATTTCCAACTTTGACTTGTTGATGTATTTTCTACTTTTAATGCTATAGCTCTCGCTCTTGCACGTGTGTCTATTTTATCTGTTGATGATGTAATATCAAAGGGACCTAAAGAAGAACTTGCTTGAGAATTATTTGGGTAGTTTCTTAACTCTAATGTAATTCTAGTTGTTCCTGTTTGTGAAATAAAGTCAGGTATAAATCTTCTTATTTTCATAATAAATTCACCATCCCCTTTAAAAGTTGCAACACCTGTTTGTTGTCCAGTTGACGAACGAGCTTGTGTTATATCAAAGTCTCCAGATTCTATATTAGAAGTAATAGCTGTAACCGTTCCTCCTTTTACTTGATCTGTTCCTGTTTCATGTTCATAGTATGTTGTTCTTCCGTCCGTGTTTCCAACAACATCAAAAGAAGAATCGTTTCCTGCATCATATTCTAAAGCATGAGGTAAACCAAACACTGAAGAGTCTTGCCACATTGTTCTAGCTAATGATCCATTTGTCCAAACAGGTCTTTGTGGTCCAGAGTCAAAGTAATTATATACTACTACTCTATTAACAACAGATGATGAAGAAGTTGGGTAAAACCACATAACTTCACCAAAAAGATTATTAAGTCCAGCAGATACCATTTCATTTCCTGATTCTAAATTTATATCATCGTAGACGTGATCTTCTACTAAACAAGGTAAAGATTCTAATCTACCTGCATATCTAAAGAAACCATTTTCTGACATCCAATACGCTGCACCATCAACTTCAACACATGCATTCTGTCCAACAAGTCCGCAGTTAGTTCCAACTTGTGCAAAAGCAAATGTAAATGGTTGACCAACAAAACGCATAGTAAATAGTGCGGTGTCGGTCCAAACATAAATTGCATCTCGACCTCTAATACCTCCTCTGATCTGTGATCCATCGGCCAGTCTTTGTGTGCCGGCTGTATTAGTTGCTGTTGGTATGTAAGTATTAATATCTTCTTGGTCCGAGAACCTAATAAACATATCGTCTTGTGTTGATGTATCTCCAATAGTTGTTTCAGTTCCAAAAAATACTAAGTGTCTATCGGGAGTAGATACTAACATATGTCTTGATGCAGTTGGTGCACCACTTATTATTGTAGCTCTTATTGATGTTGCACCTGCTGCTGCAGAGTTCCATTCAAAAACAGCACTATCGTGAATTAAACAAATTGCTTTGTCACCAAAATTATCTAATGACCACATTCCAGGTTCAAGAACCAAGTCACCTGATGCGGCTTCACCCCATGCAACATAATTACTTGTGCTGGTAATAGTTGCTCCACTACTGTGTGATGCGGCTGTTGTTCCTCTAACGCCTCTTGTAACTCCTGTTAAAGTATTAGTTGATACACCTGTGTAAGAAATTTCTTCTGTCCCTATTAAAATAAAGTTTGTACCTGTGCTTGGAAACTGAGAAGCGTCTGTTAAAATAACTGTAGTTGTAGAAGCGTTTATATCACCATTTAAAGTAGTTGAAAAAGCTCCTACCTCTTCACCACCCCAAGTGCCTAGACCATAACCAAAACCTTTTGCTTGCACAGCTGGACCCACTGTATAATAATGCTGTACTCTTATACCTCCAGAAGTAGTTGCACCAGACCCTGTTTCATTGGAAGGCATTGTAATAGTAATTGTTGTACTGTTAGGTACAGAAGTCACCATAAATTTTTTATCGTCAAAGTCAGAAGCTGTATAGTTAGAGTTTGTAATTGTACTAAAATTATCTAATAAAACTATATCATCTTCTTCAATATTGTGGTCTCCACTAAAAGTTATAGTAACAGTTGGTGATCCGTTGGTCGTGCTGAATGCACTTGTAAGCGTTGTTGTAGATTGAATAGGATGTATGTCATAATAAACACCACCAGAAAAAGCATATAAAATTCTATTAGTTCCTATAATAGAGTATTTTCTACCTAAACTATTTATAAAATGATGTAGTCCTCTTCCTGCTCCAGTTAAGTTACTTTCACCTAACTGCTTCCAGCCACCTATTTTTTCAGGTGTACCATACCTAAATCTAACATTATCACAGTCAATCCATTGACCTTCTGCTCCTGTAGGAGTAATTTGTTTATTAATTCCTGGTTGAAAACCTATCTTTTGTAGCATAATAACCCGTTATAACTAATTTGTTCTGAATTAACAGATTAAAGTATTAACATATTATAAACGATTATTCTTCAAATCACAAGGTAATCCTAGGTGTTCTCTACCATCGTATTTGTTTTTATTGTCTTTGCTATCTATGTTGTAGTGTAAAAAAACCTGGCAACAATCAGTGCCGTTAAATTTTTCTCTCCAATGTTCTAAGTCTGTACCTCTGTATACTAACATATCTCCAGGTTCTAAATCTACTTTTATACCAGAAGTAAACTCTGAAACATAACCATCTTCTGTGTCATGACCTTTGTTTTTATCAGGCTCTATAAAAATAGGCCACCTATCCCCACCCATATTTAAGGTTGTTGATATCTCACAACTAAACCTATCTTTGTGTCTTTCAAGAACATCTCCATTTTTATATACTCTTGTGTAAGAATATGTTGGAAATAATTTTAATTCAGTCTTTTCTTCCATAAGATCTTTAAGATCCGAAAGCAAAGTTTCTGCTGCAGTATCAGCATAATGTGAATATGTTTCTGGTGCTTGACTATCATTCCAAACACCCCAATAACTAGTAAATGGAGATATGTATTTCTTATCAAATAAAGTTCTTGCTACCCTCTTTTTCAATAAAAAGTATCTATGTATAAAATCAGCTATCTTTGGGTCAATCGCTTTTCTAATAATTATATATCCGTCTTTCTTAAAACTCATATTACTTCTTCTTTTAAAACATTTATCTTTTTAATTAAATCTATTTTAATATCTATAAACTCCAAATTAAAAGATATAATAATTTTTTCAAATTCATCTTGTTGTTCTGATGCTCTGTGTATAACATAACTTGGAAATAAAACAATATCCCCCTCTTTTGCATCTATAGATAATTTTTTATCTTGAGAAAAAGGATCTATTAATTCAGTTTTGGCAGAGTTTTTAGAAAACTTAACATAATATACTCCTGTATAATTCTCCCCATGAACATGCCAATCATGTTTTCCATTTTTGTTATATTGTTGAAACCAAATGTTTTTAATTAAAACATCATGATACCCTAAACTATTAGCACAATCTTTAAAATATTTTTTTAAATATGGTTTTATATATTTTACCCAATCTCTTAATTGATCTTGTGAATTAGCCCAATCTAATTTATGAATTAAATTATCTACATGATCTGTTTTATCTTCTAAATAATTGGAATCTGCTTTTTGTAATTTATTAATTAGTGTGTCTTTAACATCTTGATGTTCTTTTAAAGAACCTAAAAGACAAGCACTATTTAATTTAAACTTTTTCATATATTAACAACTAAAGCTATTCTTTTGCCTTTCTTTGGAAAAAATGCTTCATGATAGTTTTCTCCATCAAACATAACTCCTGTTCCCTCATAACCTTTTGTCTCTTTTAAAATCTTCATGTGACTATTATCATTTGTATATCCAGATGCAGCATCTTCTTTTAATTTATCTTCATATACTACTGTACCTAAATTATGTTCATCGTTTTTAAAATATATAATTATATTTTTATGACTTGTTAAAAGATCTGCATGTGCACCAGATTTTTCTAACTTACATGGGTAAGTTAAATTATAAGCCATTCTATAAACTTGTTTTATTTTAAACCTATGCTTTTTTGCACAAGCATATAAAAAATCCATTGTTGGTTCATATATGTCGGAATTAATTTTACCTTCTCCTCTTCGTACAACTATGTGACATAAAAAATTAAAAGTGTTTATTGTATTTTCATCACCATATTTTTCTATGTACCAAGGAAAAGTGTTAGATAAGATAGCAGTTCTTAACACATGATATTCTTTTATATCTCTAACATCTAATTCTATCATTATTTATAAGGTGGTCCTATGCTCCAAATTACCAAAGAATATCTTGTTCCTTCAGTTACAGGTTTTACTCTATGCCATACAAAACTAGGAAACACTACGATACTTCCTCTAGGTAAAATTTCTGTGCATGTGGTGCTTACATCTTTTTCTAAATTATTTCTTAAACTAAATTCTAACTCTCCTCCTTTATAATCTTTGGCATCTGACAAAGAACAAGTGACAGATAGTTTTCTTATCTTTCCATTCATGTTAGTATCTTTTTGATTTTCGTAAGGTTTTTCCCAACTATCACAATGCCAACCATAGTGTTGATTTTTTTTATATTTAGTAAATTGACATTGTTCAGAGTAACTCCAATCAAAATTCCAATTAGCGTTACTGTTTGCAGTTCTGATATAAGGATGTATTTCTCTATAAATCCAAAGATCATTTAACCAAACAACATTAGAATCTCTTTTTCTTTTTAAATCATCTATTTGTTCTTTTTTTAAGTTAAGAGTATCTCCTGTTAAACCTAAACTTTCTTTTTGTTGGTTTCCATATTTAATTAATTCATCACAAAACTTAGGTGTCAGTGCAGACTCAAAATACCAATACTGATGTTTTAAATTCATATCTTTATATGGTTGTTATATAGCTACACCAACCAGTTGCAATATATTTTTCTTTCTTTTTATTTATTATACCTCTATGAGTATGAGTAAAATCCGTAGGCCATACTAAAGTTAAACCTTTTTTGGCTGGAGCTTTTATCTTTTGATACATAAACTCTGTTCCTCCATCTTCTAAAGTATTTAAATATGTCATAAAAACTAAAACTCTATTAGAAGGTTGTGTTCTTTCAAAATGCCATTTTTTATAGCCACCTCCTGGTTGATAGTGTTGTAAATTAAGACACTCTGTTATTCCAAAGTGTGTGTTTTCATAAACTGTTGGATATTCTTTTTGATATAACAAAACTATATCTTTTAAAGACTTAAAATATTTTTGAAATAAGGCTAAATTACTTGTTGTAAAATCTACTTGTATGTCTGTTGAGTCTTTTATAGATTTATCAACTATATCTTTCTTTACATTATCTGATATTTTTCCTTTAATCTGTAGATCTTTATTTGAATTAAAATAATTTACTAATGAATCACATATGTTTTCATTAATATACCAACCTCCTATGAAACTTTCATAAGGAAAAGAATGTTTAGAATACATTAAGGGGTATAGGTATTCCAGGTAGAATTATCTGGATTCCAATAATAGTAAATACTTCCTTCGTTATTTCTCGACCACCATCTTAAATTGTCTTCATCCCAATCAATAATATAATCTTGCCCATTACCTGCAGGCTGTAAATTGTTTGGAAAAATTACAGGTGCTTCCCATATAGCTTTTGTATCATTTAATACCCAAGAATTATAAGGTTGTGCTTGATAAAAAGCGTCTTTTGTCGAATCATAAACCATACCAGGTGCACCATAATTTTTTCTTTTTGCTTTACTTTGATCACTATGTTCTTGATTAAAATCTCCTGAAACATAGTAAACACCCCCTGAAGTATTAAAAGAAGTTTGTTTCCAATAAGTATCTGGATAATTACCACCATACTCTTCTAAAATTAATGGGGCATTAGGAAAATGACTTGCAACCCAATTTTCTGATTCAGTAGTATAATCACCACCATTATCAGATACATCTTGATCATTAACAACCATTGTTCTTAAAACAATATTATCAGAGGTTTTTATTTCACAAAAATGTGCCATTACGGTTGTATCCATTCCCCTTGTTTAATGTATTCAACTACATCATTTAATTGCCAAATTCCATCTGCAACCATAGTTTGAGGTACTGCTGGTACCGCAGATATTTCAGGTTCTTTAACTCCAACTCTTCCAGACCCACCAGGTCCGCCGCCACCGCCACCGAAGCCGCCACCGCCTCCGCCACCGCCAGCATTTGTTGTTCCTGAAGCTCCTCTACCACTTGATCCTGCGCCACCGCCACCGGGTCCGCCGCCACCGCCAGAGTTTCCTCCACCGCCACCGCCACCAGCATACGATCCAGAACCAACTATTGGAGAAAAACTTCTTCCACTTCCTCCACTTGTTCCATTTCCATTACTTGAAGAAGGTGAGCCAGCACTTCCGGCACCGCCGCCACCTCCGCCGCCACCATTATTAGATTGTGTTGCAGGAGGTTTAGGTCCTCCAGCATTTCCTAAACCAGCTGATCCAGAAACTCCAGGCTGTCCAGGTTGTGTTGTAGATCCACCAGAAGCTGGAGGTCCGTTTCCGCCACCACCATTTCCACCAGATCCTCCTGGGTTTCCACCAACAGAGTTTGCTGATGCTCCAGCACCGCCACCTTTAGCAGTTAATCCAAAACCTGTAGTATCCGATCCATTGTTTCCTTTAGATCCTCCACCTGTAGGTGCAGGTCCAGATCCAGAACCACCAATTGATACTGGATAGCCTGTTCCTCCTGATACTGGAAAAGAATTATCATCAATAAAAACTACGCCACCGGCTCCACCACCGCCACCAACGTTAGAACCTCCACCAGCTCCACCACCTATAAGAAATAAACTTATAGCTGTAGTTCTAGGTTGAGTAGTATGTGTTCCGGGAGAAGTAAAATTTGCTATTACTTCTGATTGAGCTGGGACTGCAGGTACCGCTGGGGTTAAGTTAGGTACGTTACTAGGCCCAATGACACCTCCGTTAGAAACTGACATTAGTCTTTACCCTCCTATGCGTCGTCTATAGATTCGTACGAAATTACTAAATCTAAATCAGATGCTGCATTCGCACCACCTTTTAAGACATCGCCTTCCATTAAATAAATTGCTGAACCTTGACCTAAGACTTCTAGTGTTGAGTCTGCAGGAACTGAAATAGTTTTTGCTAAAAAGAAAGTTCCAGATGCATCAAAGTTTGCAACACCGTCTGGTGTAAAATTTGCTTTAACAATTGATATAGATAAATCTGCTGCACTTGAACCATCAACATTTGCAGCTGTAATTCTGTTTACTTTAAGAATTTTATCTGCGGATACAGTTAATAAAGTTGTAGTTGTAGTGGACGTTAAGTTATATCCTAACGATTCACCTTTAATACTTGATACTGATACTATATTTGGATTTGCCATAATTTTTTATTTTCCTTCCTTCTTTTAACCGAATACGATTGCCATTGCAATAGCTTTTCCTGTAGTAATTCCAGCTTGAGCAAAACTCAAAGTTCCAGAACCATTAGTAGTTAAAGCCTGATTTGCCGATCCGTCTGCATTAGGAAAAGTAAGGCCATCTAAGACAATATTTCCTGATCCATTTGGTGTTAT